TTCAATACGAGTTTCTGCAGGCTCATATTGACCAAATCGCATTGATGTCACCATATGCATGTGCTGGTTCAATTCATACTTGCCTAGATATTTCTTCTTCACTGTAATCAATGAAGAATGACTATGCGCCAAATCCCGGGTATGATCAATTAATTCGCCTAGCCGAGCGATATCTTCTTCACTATAGAAGTCATTCAATTCCTTCGAGTACTCACCTTTTTTGATATTGTACTGAACAATCTCATAGAAGCTTTTACCACGAAGCTTAAAATCGGCCCAATATTGCATAGCCAACGCACGACCCGCCACATTGACCCACTTTGGTTGGCGAGGGGTAGCCAATTGTAGGGCATGTCGGATCACATTTTCTTGAATCTCGGAAGTCTTCACGTTATTTTTAATAACATGATCTAATGTCGCTTCAAGGTGTAGCGGATTCACGCCTTGCCCATCCACCGCAAATTCAATTGATTTTTTGATTTTGCTTACATCATATGGCTCTTTGCTGCCATCTCTCTTAATAACATTAATTTGTTTTGACATTGTAAAAATATCGCCCCTCTCTGTGTGTGTATTTTAACTTTTTGACTCTATAAACCGCCAAATTTTCCTTGGCGACAATGAATCAGTACCTCATTCGACCAATGAAGATAATTCTGTTTCTGTGAAGATATTTAGGATTTCTAGAACCTCAGTATCCTCTGCAGACATAACTTTATTGTACGTTAAAGCTGTGGCAGAGTCAATGATTAATGCCATGCAATTGCACTTTTGTTCGATGTCGTTGACGATGGATAGCTGAAATCGTGACTGGTCAATGCCAGCCAAAACTAGTGTGTAATATGCACCAAGAATAATGCTATTGGAGCATTGCTCTTCTTGGTATAGTAGGTTCCATGGATTGGGCCATGTTTCAATTTTCCATGGATCAAATGTACGACGAACTGCCGGACTTGTTCTCCACCATTGATATGATTCTTGAATGGCTAGTTCGGGTGACATTGTCGCAATGCGTGCCCGCAATTCTCGCCATAGTTTAAGACGCTCGGATAGTCCGATGGTCCACTTGGTTAGACTGTTTTCCACGTTTTGTTACTGTAGTATAGGGTTGCTGGAGAAGATGATGTATTGGTGAAATCAATGCTGATGACACCATTCGAGATAGATGCAGTCAATTCGACTGGACTTTCTCCACCAATGCGCAGAGAGTTGGCTGCGTATTCAATACCACCGTTTCCTGAAATGCAATAAAATGTGCCGACTTGTTTGAATCCTGCACCGGCAATACTGTATTCAATAATGCCCGTATCCGTGGCTGATTCAATCATCGTAATACCGGTTGGTTGGGCAGTAGGAACATTTGCGGCCAATGGGATAGATTGCATACCGAATGCACCACTACCTTTAAATTGCAATTCATGATTGACCCGAATTTCCACAATGGAGTTTACATTTGGAACAAACGGTAGAACCACTGTTCCGCCAGTTGGAAGCCAATTCGTAGTAACAATCTCTGGTGCATTGTCCACTGTTACGTAAACTTTGCTACCATATTGGATGTATACTGGATCGATTGCGAATGTTGCAGTATTGCCGTTCGCCACGATTCGTTGTGGAAGTGATCCGATGTATAGACGATTAGTGTCTTCAGCCAACCCGAATTCACCGGTTGATAATCCGGTTAGGTCTGCCTGAGCACCAGTTCTAACGATAAGGGTTGCTTTTTGAATTGTCATTTTAATCTCTGTATCTGTCTATTCTATCAAATCTGCCAACGAAAATCAACAGGAATTTACCAAGCAACGACCCACGAGAAAGTGTTCCCCGTGGCTGAATTAGTCTTTCGTAGCACGCTATACCCAAGTTTAGTGAAGTTCGCGATAACTTGATCCATTTGATCACGCAGTACTGGATTTGGCATATCGCCCTTCCAGTCGGCATAGTAGAGCAAGCTTGCATCGCCACTGGTCATGAAACTGGTGCTCACAGTGCAATCCAATAATCCGTTAGTGGCGGCAACTAGAATTGCCAACTCAATGGCTTTTACTTCATTGTAGACATTGATGTCATTTCGTGCTCGCATTCTTGCCTGTTCTGCCGTCAACATATCACTTATTCCGATTCATTTGTTTTTTAGCCATGGCTGCGACCTTGCTTTTATTCTTTTCTTGCTGTCGTGCCTGAGCATCAGCGGCCATACTACTTGCTTTTTGATCTTTGTTAATGCCAGTATCAATATCAATGGAGTCTTGGCTGATATTCGTGACGATTGGGTTGCCTTTTAGCAAGTCAATCAAATCATGAACATCCACCATATAGCCTTCACGGGCCAGATCATCCACCAAATCTTTCGTGGAAATTGAGTCTTTACCTTCCGCGCTTGATGTATAAATCAAGTCAATGATGGTGTCCGTCAATTCCCCAATATACTGGCTTTTAAGTTCAAAAAGGCGCATTATTTCATTTCCCGACCAGTTGGCTGATCGATTGGACCACTCGCTGCGGGTGCACCGGCAATACCGGGTTCTTGTTCTGGCTCTTCATCTTGTTCTGCCTCGGGTGCTTCGATATCTGAGAAATCTTCTTGATTGGCTGATGGGGATTCCATACCAGTAAATGATGCGCCCTCTTCACCAGCCACCACGGAGGCAGCATTGCTCAAATCATCGTGAGTCTTCTTCAAGGTGTCGAGTAGAACTTGCAATGATGCCTCAACTGAGTCATTAAACTGTTTTGCTAAGTCAGTGCCATGGGTGGTTTTCATAGTGTCAACCAATGCCATCAAGGTCTCAACTTGCATTTTGGCGATTTTTTCAGCCATACCTTTGACATCTTCTGCCATGGATTTAGCAGCCAATGCGACCTCGGCTTGCTCCAAGTTTTGCTCTAGAAGAACGCGAAGACGATTAGCACTTTCGCTGACTTGTTTCTTGGTTGCTTGCTTATCAGCTTTTGGGGCACTTTGGGCAATAAGTCGGAGGCTTTCAGACATCATGACGCTTTTTGCATATTGTGCGTTATTTTGATAGTCCTTGACTTCGCAGCTAATGTCCCACTGCTGATTGCGTAGATGCTCCATTGCACGCGCAATTTTAGGTTGATCCAACTTGGATGCATCTAGTGTGTAGCCAAAGTTTTCCTTTAGGTAATTATTGACATCACGCATTCTGCGAGCAGGGCTGATTGAAAGGTCTGAAAGTTTCATATAGGTATTCCAAAAGTATTATGATATATTTATCTTTTTCAAAAGTTTTTGAGGATGCTGCGCTTGGCTTCTTTAGCGAGACCAATGTTTCGAGAATATTTGCTCTCGTGAATTGCGCGGCGCTCACTATCCGTGGCAGACTGAATTCGCACCTTATGCGAAGCAGCCTCATGCAAATTCTTTGAATAATCGGCATCCAATTGAGCAATTAGGTCGCATCGCTTGAATGCGGTTTCGGATGGCTTCAATAGGTTCTTGGTGATAGCCATGACGCTCTCATACAAGGCCAAATCAGTGTACATGACTTTGCCGGTACTGGCTTCTGTCACGCCATATGTATTGCGAGTGCGGCCATTGATTTCAGTTTCCGTGATATCCACAATGTAGTTTGCGATACGGACACCTTTTTCAGTTTCCTCGGTATATGCAAGCTGTTTGCTGTGAATGTCATTGCTTTCTGCAATAGCTTCACGGGTTTGATCACTCACGGCGTTGAGTCGAGACAAAACCTCGAACATAGCCTGTGAATCGGGATCACTTAATTTTCTACCAGTCGCGAACGATGATGGATTTGAAGATGTCAACGCAGATGGACGGGACCCATTTGATAGTGGGGCTGAACTTTCGTTGATTGAGCTTAGGTTGCTCATTAGACGCTTCATTGCATCAACTTCTTGTGGGCTTGGCATTGTCATAGAAAAACTCCTGAGTTATATCTGTATATATCTTTTTTTATTTGACGAGATTCACGAAGACTTTTGAATTCACGATCACATAACCAATAATTGTCAATAGTCCTGCAATAACTGTACCTGCCGATCCAACTAGAATCTTGAAACGATCATGGTTCGCAGCATTCATGGCTTCTAGGATTTCCTTATGACTTTTGTCCAACTTGTCATCCAACTTAATGAAGTCATCCTGCAATACATTTAGGTTAGACCGAACGGTTTCGAACTTTTCTTCGAGGCGCTTATAACGCTCTGCACACAAGTCCACATGTGCCTCTAAATTGTGTCGTTCCAAGTTGCTCATCGGGGTGTTCCTATTTTGGGGCACGAATTCATGAATTTTCTTATTATTTTCATTCATTTATTCACCCACTATATTCTCTATTTATTAAAAATCGTCATTTTTCCTGATTTTTGCATCACAGCGTGTCATGCTGGATGAAGTAAATGTTTCGGTCAGTCTCGCTAAATGTATCTAGAACTGCTGACTTGAATGTCACGGTTTCATCCAACCCTGTAATGATTGGCAAGCCTTCACCATCTTGGCGCAACTTTTCTGCCGTTGTGTAGCCGACTCTCTCCGTGGCAAATTTCAAGACCCAGATTGTCTGTTGGCCTTTAAAATTTGAGCCAAAATTGTAGTCAGCCATGTCTTCGTCGGGATATTTGTCCACTTGTACCATGACTGGCTGAATTCGCAGGCTCACGAGTTGAACCATGCTGTTCAAATTTTGAGCTTGAAAGTATTGAGTTTGTGGAGTGATTCTTGGATCACTCACGCCTGTATCAGTGATATCCACAAGAGAATACACTGTGAAAAAGTCCATGTTTCCACTGAAAAATTCACCTGATCTGGCGGTTCCGTTTGTTTTTTCCATAGTTATAAAATTCCAATTATATAGGATATTTATCAAGACTTCAATTAAAAAATCCCGCCGAAGCGGGATTTAAATCGATGCAACGATTTATTTCTGATTAGAAACCAGCCACTGCAGACACAGTGTAACCAGCAACAGCAGTCACGTCCTTACCGGAAATAACCATGTTAACGCCAGTGCTAGAACCAGCCACGAAAGCGCCTAGAACTTCGATGCTTGAAGTCATTTGCACAGCGTGCACTAGAGCTTCTAGATCGGCTTGGGCCATAGCGGCACCCATGTCAAAGTGCTTAACGAAAACGTCGCGGCCAATTGCCTCGAATGGGGCTGCAAAACCTTTAGTTGCGAATGTCATAATATTTTTCTCCTAAAAATGTGAGTCGTTTTTGACTCTATGTTTATTTAGCATTATTGCAAAATAATGTCTAATTATACCTCAGAACCAAGGGATTTAGCAAGGGTTTTAATCATGGGAAGGATATCCATGCTACCTGCGTGCGTTTCGATCCATGATGCAATCCGAGTCACTGTATAAACCTTCTTGGAATGTGACAATTGATACCATTCTTGCACATTTCTGCGCAATTCTCGCATGGTTGAATCGTTCACATAAAGTCCAGTCTCTAAATTGAAAAGTGCCCTAGAAATATATCCCCGAGTATCCAAACTCAAGGTAGACATATCCGAGAACAGCTTCTTAGTCAAGGTCTGATTGATGGATACTTTGCCCCACACCGTTTCAGAATTTGAATTGGGACGAAGTTTACCTGCAATCATGCTTGTATTACGATTGGTCAATCCATGGAAAACCAAATACAAATCATTCGCATTGATCCTTTTTGCAGAAAAGTTGTGATTGATGTTGTAAAAATCAACAACCTTGCTGGCATAATTTCCTGCCTCTGCCCGGGTCAATGCTTGATAGTAGCATATGTAAAGGCCCAAAGTTGACATAAATGCCAAGTCTGCCAATTCCCGAACAGTCAACTGCTTGATACTGGCATCGGACTGAAATAGTCTACTTTCCATGTACATGGAATGAATATCTGCGCTTGCCAATTGTTCTAATAGATTTTTGTCCATATGTTAGTTCCAATTCTTGGGAAGAAGAAAGTTGAATCTACTGAATTCCAATCGGTTTACCAGTTTAATTGCCTTTCCAAATTGATCCACCACCACATAACCTTCCGAAGACGTTGGGGTGAATGACCCATCAGTATGCTGGATGAATGTGTCTAGCAACTTGACCGAACGTAGATAAGACAATAGGGAGATTTTGATTCGGATAATTGCCAAATACAAATTATACAATGATGCCAGCTTCTTTGGGTCAATCGTTACTGGATTTGATCTGGCCTGTGCCCATCCCATAAAGTTGTTCACAAATTTAGACAAATCCTGCTCGAATCGCCCAGTCTCCTTGATCATGTAATTGATAAAGGTCTTTAACTCTTGGATAGAGCCATCATCCAAATTCAATGCATCATTTTCCATTGAATTAGCCACTTTGGATAAGACTTGGATAGAGCTGAAAATCTTATTAGATGACAGTTGATCAATTTTTACATTCTTCAGTTGACCGTTGATATTGGCATCTGTAATCCACAAAGCAGAAGGAGATGCCAATTCAGTGGCATTGAACCCGTAATTTGCCTTCATGGTGGACAAATCAATACCACCCGTGTATTTTGTATGGAATACCATTCCTGCCTCAGAATTGACAATTTTTTGAGCTAATTCTGAATCGACCGGCACTGCATAGGTGATGGTATTTGGTCGGAAAATGATATACTGACGACCATTGATGGAAGCTTGTTTCAAATCTGACTTGGTATACATCAAATCACCCTGAATCACATCATCTAGATTCAGACTTGCCAATAGTGGAAACACGGTTGACAGCTTGTTTCTCAATCCCTGATAAGTCTTCACTTGGCCGTTGATTTCTTTGTCTGGCTTGATATTTGCAATATCTTGCAGAGAGAAGATTTTGTTATTGCTTCTGGTACTGAAAATGCCCTTATCACCCATGACAAAATTGCCAGTTTCCGGGTCTTTTCCGCAAATGATAGCAGGTGCACCATCCCATTTTTCTGAGATGGAATAGCCAGTGTCTTCTTTTCCGGATAGCATGGAATGCACTGCCGTTAGAGTCTCTATGACAGATTTCAGGCCGGGTAGTCCGGAATTGATGATTTCATCCTCAAGATGTTCAATGTGTTTATTCTTACCAATAGAAGAGTTCTCCACGATTGAATCATTCTTATTTGATTCGTTTTGAACTTTTCTGAATGGGCGGGCACTCTCATGTAGAGAGAAAACGCCACCCATAGAAATCTCAGAAATCTTCATTTTTGTGCAGTTTTGGCAAGAGCATTTACCGCATTAATTGCAGCTTGTCGTTGTTCATGTGTCCAATGGCCGAATTGTGCCACAAAGTCAGATTCAGGCTTGCTCATTGATGCATCGGGGGAATGAAATGCAGTGCCCCCTTTGCTTGTATCTATTGGACGTTCACCCGCCATTGCCGCCACAAAATTACCCATTTTATTCAATGGATTATTGGCTGGATTTGACTTGAGTTTACCGGAATCATATCCAATCCGCACTACTTCTGCCCACAACGATGCAATCTTTCCGTTATCTAAGATTGCACCTTCTACGATAATCGAATTCTTATTCGCAATTGATTCCACAGTTTTCATGGCAGTTGACAGAATATCCTTCAATACTCCGCGAAATTGTGGAGTATACTTTCCACCAGCCGCCACATAGTCTTCCCATGAATGACGCAATGCGGCAGGATCGTGGAATGCAGTATTTCCAGACAGTGGGGTGGATGTATGTGGTTGTTCCTGTTGTGCAGTATTTTGCTGAGCCTGTCCCGGCTGTTCTTGTGCGGCAGCTTGTGGCTGAGCCGCTGTTGGGGATGTCGCTCCCGGTTGGGCAGCAGGAGCAGCAGGAGCAGCGGGAGTTGCAGCAGGAGTTGCTGGCGTTGCTGGCGTTGCTGGCGTTGCTGGTGCAGAAGCAGCTTGTTGCTGTTTTGCCCTAGCCAACCCGGGAATCGGCTTTTGTGGGCCAGATTTTACTGGCAAGGCCTCGCTGATAACATAATTCTTACCGGTTCGATCAGACTGGAATCCCAATGATTCCAATGTCATTCCAACTGATTCCAACATACTGTTAATAGAGTACATTTCTTTGCTAGTAAGCATTCTGCCAGAGCGAAGAACTGATTCTAATTTAGTGCCACCAGTACGCATCCACATCGTCTTCAATACATTCAATAGGTCTTCATGTACTGCCCATTTAAAGTTAGAATTTTGGGAAAGAAACTTTTCCCATTCTGCTTTAAATCCTTCAGGTGTGAATAGTGGATTATTTTGTGGTAATGGCTTTTCAGGCGTTGCCTCAGGTGCGGCGGGTTGTGCTGGCTGAGCTGGCTGCGGAATTCCAAGGTCTTTGTAAATCAATGAAATCTGCTGTGCATTGAAGTGCATTAGTGTCGTCAAAAATTTCACAATAACATCAATATCAGCCGGATTGGTACCTTTGGGCTGAGTCTGATTGACCCATCGTGCATATTGAGTTTGATACTGTTTAATATATTGATTCTTTTCCCCAGTGCCACTGGCATCTGTGACTTTATCAACTGCACTAGCCATTGCCCCCTTCAGTGCATCAAAAGGGCCTTCATTTACTTGGGACATCTTGCTGGCTTTTAGTTCATTTAATCTCATTTTTTCTTCGCATCCTTCAAAATTCTGATTCCCCGGACAAACTTTCGCTCATCGCCAGTCTTCATACTGTTGAATAGACGTTTAACCAATTCCACGCTATCTTCTTCGGAATAGCTAGATTCAATCAAATTAATGAGATTCGATACACTTGCAATAACTTGCTGTGCACGGCTTTCCACAACACTATGAACATCCTTGGATGGAATAATGCTGTTGATTTCTTCTAAAAGGCTTCTTGTTGTTTTTTTCATGTCAGGGAACGGGCCGAAAAATTAGCCCATACCTTATTTATTCAAATTTGAAAATTTCGTTACTTTCGAAGCAGGTTGCGCAATTGCTCACTGCGATTAACCACACTTTGTGATAGGTCAGGCTTTTCCAGCGATGCTTGCCCACTTGGTTGACCTGTTCGTTCCTGAACACTTCGACGCTGGAGTTGACTGAACATTGCACTGGCGGAAATTGGCTTAGTTTCGTCATCATCTTCGGCCAGATTCGTGATTCTCAGTGTATTTGGACACATTGCCAACTCCACTTTACTGCCAACACCGCTACTGTTACGAGTTTTCAAGAACTGAACTTGTACTCTGCCCTTTTCTCGCATGGATGGATTACTGAAAATGCCCATCACGTTGTCGGATGTTTGGATTTTAGAGATGCCACCCGAGATGTGACTGTGGTCAAATTCTACAGCATCAGTTGCCCCCCGATTCAATTGCACGGCGCTAACCCCGATGATATTACTCTCAATGGCAAAATTGCGCAATTCTTCCGAGACCAATTTGTCTTTAATGAACAAATCAGCCAGATTGATTTTCTGTCCTGCTGGCATCATCAAATCCATGTAATCGATCAAAACTGCATCAAATTTCGTGCCGGTCTGAATTTGGAATTCTTTCATCCAAGCCTTGATATCATTCGTCGTGATACCGTTTGGCAGTTGAACAATCTGTAGTTTACCGGCTTTTTTACCGGCCATTCTGACTTTTAGGTCAACATCAGAAAGATTCTTATAAATTTCACGGGTGGGAGTCGCCGTAATCATTGCATCCATACGCATGGAGCATAGACCCTCTGATAGTTCTAGGCTGATATATGCGACATTTAGGCCAGCCAAAGACCAGTTTAGGGCCAAATTTTGCAAGAATAGACTCTTACCGCCCCCGGATGGCGCTGCGAAAAGATTCAATGTACCTCGATCAAACCCGCCGTATAATTTCTGGTCTACTACCTCCCATCCAGTTGGAGTAGAGGCATTTCGATTGCGTAGTTCATTCAATCGACCTTCTGGATCAGAAAAGTAATCTGTGCCAAATGTTTTGGCTAGACCAATTTCAACAGCTTCTTTGATAATTTTTTCAACTTTGCCGTATTCCTGATTTTCCAATAGGTCTGCACTCTTGACAATGGCTCTTTCCAATGCCTTGTACTTGCAAAATTGCTCAAATTCATCTAGGAACCATTTACCATGCTCTTCCCCAATTTCGGCAAGTTCCCGCAATTGAATGGTCGTCGTGGCTGCAATTTGATCTACCTTTGGAACGGCATTGTAATCATTGTAGTATTGAATGACAAACTTTACTGCGGGGCGAATAGATACATCGAAATATTCAGGCGCAATAATGTTTGTAGTTCTGCTCAGTAGTGTCCCGTCATTGACCAAGAATTCCAAAAATAGCTTTTGTAGTTCTGCATTGTAATCCTTCGCTTCAGACATAGTAATATTTTCCCATAACTTTCAATTTTATCTTATTTGACTCCCTATTTGCAATGATATTCTTCAAAACAAATAGGCTCCCGTATGCTTCAACAGCTTTGGATACATCCTTGATACCATCGTCCCATTTCGGGTAGCTGACATAATATCCATGCATGATTGCATCCTCTTCCAATTCTTTGCCCGCCTTGTCCCTATCCGGAACGACAATAACCTCTTTTCCAAGAGCATTGATCACATCAGCCTGATTTTGTGAAATCCTGTTTGATCCAACTGATATTCCACTGATAGCCAATGCATCATACTCACCCTCGGTCACGATTACGAATTTTCTATCCTCGTTTTGGTTATCCAATCCGCTGATAAAGTCAGTATCATGTTTCTTGATGATTTTACTTTTTGCATCCGTGATCACATGTTCGGCCAATCTGGCGTGCCATCCCATGAGTTGACCCTTGTATGTCAATGGCAAGATTGCACGGTTGTATAGCTGGTATTCTTTATTCTTGGACCACATCCAGTCGGCTTTGTCTAATAGATTTCTTGAATCCAGATATTGGGCCACCTTGATGGCTCTATGATCATGCAGACATTCCGCCAATGGCAACGAATTTTCCGGAAATGTAACTGGTTTCCAATCTGGGGTATAAATCTTTTTCGGTGGAATCAATGGTGTGATGAATGATTTATGTTCATGCTCACGCATCACTTCCAGTGTCATTCGATAGATTTCAAATTCCGGGATATTAATCCCTTTGAGCAATTGTTTGAATTTGAGTGAAAAATGATCACCAGATGCCCATTTAGTATGGAACTTGCAATTGAAACAATGATACCTAACAGAATCGTCCGTGAATTGCATCCCGCCCCGTCGCTTGGTATCAGGGCGTGGTTGTCCATTTTCAACGCATAGAGGACAGTTGAAGCTAATCCAACCGTTACCCCCTATTCGCTGACTGGGAATGTATGTTCTTATAATGTCTAAAACGAGACTCATATTGCAATTCTACCATTCTCATGCGCAAATTGCAAGACATTTCAGAATTGCTTAGCTTCGATAAATGATCTTATCTACCTGCCCAGAGTCTTTGGTATCGGGCTTCCATGCAAATCGGACCCAGCTAACATCTTCCTCAAATGTATAACCAATGGTCTGTGTTGCATTAGTGAATGAGATTGCCGGTAGATTTGGCTCCAGATTCACAATTTTCCAGTCGGCATTTGACAAATTAACATCAAGAGTTCTTTCTGCCTTGATTTGACCCGTGAACCCGAACATCCGATAGCTCACGGTATGGATGCCCACGTTACCGGGGCGTGGCTGGAAACTGTCAGTATAATACCAACCATCTTGGGCAATCGTGAAACGCATGGTTTCATTCAACTGCGAAGATTCCATGAACATGCCGGTTTTGATTTCAATCGTAATGCCAACCTCAGATGCCAGATTACTGTAAAGATACGTTTCTTCGCCTTCTGGATCGACCACGCTGAATGTCATCGTGTATAGACCATCCTCGAAGTCACCAATATCGGCATCATTCATTTCCACGACCATTTTACCCTTACTTTGGTCGATAATGGTGCATGGCCCCAATGCAACTGCGCCGAAATTGCGCTGAACAATGTGCCAGAATACGTCCTTCTGGGCCAAGTTAATAGGCTTTCTGTCAACATTGAATACTTTGACTTCAAATCGGTTCAAAATGCCTTTGTGTAGGGTAATTTTTCGTTCATTCATGGGTGTATTTTGTGTGGCTCCAGCGCCCCCGGCTATCAGAGTGATGGAAGGGAGGAAAGAATATAGGGTCGTCATCCCGTATTTATGCTTTTTTCAAAAAACTAAATATATTTAATTATGGAACCCACTATGCAAGAACTTTTAGAACGATTCCCCTTTTTGAGCCTATGCAAGGCCGGAAACGAGGAATATGTCGGCATCGTCCAAAACTGCGATGTCATGGTTGCATCCGTTTATGTGTATAACAACCTGAACTGTATGGAGCACAAATCACTATTCCTGACCCTTGGCGATGAATGGTGGTGGGACAGCAACCGACAACTTCCCATCAATTTGATTATTGGTGACAGATTTAAGCCATTGAGCTACAGCCTGTGCACATTCAATGCCAAGATTTTCACAATTATCAAAGGACCCAGCGTTAGCCTAAACAGCATCATCACCAAACGTATCAAGCGCAGACAGATTCAATTGGTCAAGAAAATTTGATAGGGCGAATAGAGAACAAAAGAGGCGGCTTCCGCCACCTCACCCAAGAATCAGGTGGTCATAGGCCCCGCGAGCCCCGAAGCTGACGTGCGAGTTCGTGGCAGAGTCGCCCCAACTCGAGGCACGCGAGCCGGAGCCCGACCCGTTGTTCCAACCGGCACCAAAAAGCGCGGCATCTTGTCCCCAAATCCACATATTTCCAGTGGATAACATCACTCCCCATTTAGATGTGAATTCCTTCCTGAGAATTGTATCCACTGGATCGGTATTACCGGAAATATTTTCAGTAGTGCCATACGCCAATTGAGCAAATTCCGACTCGGTTACCATTCGCTTGCCATGACTTTCCAGAATTTCCAATGCCTGATAGTAGTTCAATCCATCATAACGGGATTTGCCATCACCGCCGTTCTGGGATGGAATCACTGGACATCCAGATTCGTCATATTTCCCGTCGGCGATTCGAGTATTATATTTCGAGGTGCCATTCTCGATATGATCGATATTGAGCAAATAAATATCCACCCAGAATGAATCATTCACCAATGTCATTCCACGAGGATCATTTCCATCCGGACGGAAATTCAAATCCCAAAAACTATATTCGTTGATGGATGGAGTATCGTCACCACCAACCCGACGATCATCTGCATTGCCACCCGGAGCATAATGAAATCCACCAAGTTTCAAATATGAATCATGGACCAATGTATTGACGGGGTACGCCATCAAAGTTCGTGCAGAGTGATTATACCAGATAGTATAATCTTCCCCGATCATTGAGTTCACGTATGGCATGTTCACGTATGCGCCTTCTTTAATCGACACCTTGCCAGCAGGGGTTACCACTTCGATGGGCATTGCAGTGGTAATCTGGAAATCACCAGTTTTCCTCCATGCAACTTTATTCTTATCAGATTTAAACAAACCTGTGGGACTATCAGACTCGATGCTGGTCAAATCAGAAGGGGTCACCAAATTAGGCTCAAACTTAGCTTTCAGCCGTTCATATTGTTTGCGTTCACGATCTTCTTTCAATCGGGCCTTCATTTCAGCATCCGTTTCCACCACATATGAAATCAATTTAGCATGTCCATCCACTGAATCCACCATGAATTGAACATCTTTGTCAGCACTGGCCGACATAACTGCCTTCATGATGGAAGTCAATTCATTGCGAAATTGTTTAACTGCATCATCAATGCAGCATCGGTTAAATTCAAGGTTCAATGCCGTGCTGGTTTTCACGATTTCAAGTTTTTTGCTCATTTTGATATCCAAGATAGGGTTGCGATGCATGAATTGTATCAAAATCCAAAATAACTGTCAAATACATACTGGATCAGTGATCAGCCAATAAGTTCATCTGAACAACAATAGCCATGCTATACCCAAGTGCATGGCTTTTCTTGTAGCCATATCCCTCTTCATCTTCTTCTGACTTAGTCCAAATGCTTTTCTCAATTTGATCCCATGGAAGGTGGATCAAATGTTTTTTTGCTGGACGAATCAACGCCAATAACATTGCCAGTTGATTGATATTCTTTGGTGCCTTACTAATCGTCACGTCCACATGATTGCCCAAGTGAAACAACTGTGAAACAATTTTCGGATCAGTCAGCATGCTCCAGTCTGGCTCAATCTCACACAGTTTATCCAGATGCTCTGGACTCTTGACTTGTTTGTACAGGCTAACATTCAATACGTCGATCTTAAAATATCCCAAATCTTGGGCCATTTTATAGTCAATGGTTGCATTGCCAGTCAATGGGTTGGTTGGCATATCATGGAAGTATACCCCCGTGTTATGCTTACGAACGGTATTACCGTCCTTTTGAATGGCGGGGACATGCGGAATGATGGACAGCAACTCGGTCCTATCCGCAACGTCAATATCAATATCAGTATGTAAATTCAAATCTTCAACCCAATTAAGAATGCATTTTCTTCATCCGGGAAATCAACCCGAATCGAATAGTCTTGGTTGATTCTAGCAGAAAATGTGAACTTTGCCCCATCATCCTTAAAAATATTATAGAAACGATTGTACTGGTCCACAGTCATGGTCAATCTGGCCTTAGAATCCCATGTCCTCTCCATCCCGTAATCAATGAATGATATGTTCCGATTGTTCCTGTGAAGACTTACCAATTCTTGATACCGATCAGATTTTCGGCTATTTTTCAAAAGAATGCAAATGATGGGGGTCTGAATAATCCCAGTAAAATGGTACCAACATCGACGCGCATCAAAATTGTATCTCTTCAGAAACTCAGAATAAGAATCATAGTCATCCACAATTGGGTAGAATATTTTGCTCATGTTCCCAATTTTTGAGAAATCTTATTGACCATCTGAATCAAAGAATTCTTGGAAGTGCGAAGTGTTTCCACCTCGGTTTCCAACTGCCTCAATCTCTTTTCCATGTCCATCACATAGTGGACATTCACCAACACTACCCGGGTGTCGTCGATCATTAATTCCCGAGCAACAGCATCGATGGTTCTTAGTTTAACTTCCGGTGCCTCGGAAGTAGAAGGCTCACGCACTGCCCCAGTATTTTTAAATTGTCTCATTTATTCTATTCCATATTGATTAAAAATATCCTGAATCCATTTTGCATCTTTTTTGTGTCGTGCCACTTTGAAGCTCCAAAATTTTGGATCAATACTTCCAACAACCAACTCAAGCTGCTCATCATTCAATCTACTTATCAATTTTTGTCCTTGGTCAGTAGAGTAGAGAATCCATGGGCTCAATCTCCCGGTACGTATCCATTGGACTGCATTTCCGGTTCCAACTTGACCGAAAAACTGTTTCCAATCAGTGTCGTTTTCCTCGGCCCAATCTTGCATCAACATGACGCACCGTTCCACGGCTCGATCCACTGTTTCTTTCTTACTGATATTGCTGACCCAAGTTTCATAAACCCATGCCTTGCCCCAATCATCCAACTTGACTCCATTTTTTATAACGAAGTCAATGAAGTCTTCCATATTGTATGGCTTCAAATCAATAAGATAGGCCGCAAATTTCATGAAGGCTAAGTAGTATTGATTGCTGGTAAAGTCATCATACGACTTTTCACCCATGTACGCAAAACAGTACTTATTAAACCGAGTCCATACCGCGAATGCCAGACGATTTTGTTTATCATCTTTTCCCATCATTCTGCGTTTTTTCTCGCAGAGATGAGAGAAGATCGTTTTTTCATGTTTAAATGAAGCTTTGCAGTACTTGCAAGTATATGTTTCTACCGTCATTTAGTGAAAATCGCATCAATCTCGGATGGCTGCATACTTAGTTGCTCGGCCATCATTTTAAAGTCATCAGGTGAGTTAATAGAAATCATCAACTCAATTTCATCATCGGATAGGCTTGGGTATTTCTCAATCAACCATTCAAACAGCCTATTCTTTTTGCCCTTTTTTGGGGGCTTCAAGAATGGATGCATTTGTTTTGCACCGACTCCTACAGCCTGAATGCATAACCAATGCAACTCGTCGTGCTCTTTTCCGATACCACTGAAGTTTCTATTGCACAACTGATTGGTTGCTGTCAAATAGTGTTCCTGAACATAGGCTGGCCCATCCACGCTACTGGCGTACCGCATGACTAACCATGGACTGAAATCCTTCTTCTGGTCGTCGTCCAAAGTCGAGTACCATGTCTTATCCCTCTTATCCAATGCATTGAGCATATCTGGTAGGGGGATTTTCGGGGCCTTCTTTGCGGTGGGTGACTTCTGAGTAGCCATTCTAAATCAAACCATGTTATGCAATGCCAAAACTTCTGGAACCTTAGTTGATTCCTTGACGAAATATGCACACGCAGGATTATGACCATCATGCAAAGGCACGGCCAAAATATGACCGTTCTTCAATTTTGGGAAATACCACTTCACTTCCGAGTAAACATTCACCAAGTCAATAGACTCAAACTTCGGCATGATGCCAGAAATAGGATTGAAAACAAATGTGTGGAAGCCCCTGTCATTAATCGTCATGATAGGAACAATTTCTGGTTCACCACACTCTGGGTCACCAATAATGACGCTCCAGTCTAGTGGCATCTGAATTTGATGGTCCCCAATCTGAAGCACTGCTGCGGGTGCGTTGAAGCTTTCCATGAATACCATGGGGACAAAGTGATAATCCACATTGGATGGAGTGCTGTAATCCAAAACGGCATACTGAAGGTCTGCGACTTCATCCGGCATGTCGTTCATGGAGAACGTAATATTTTCTGTAGTTAGAATGTTCATCTTTGTATTTTACTCCCTGTTCTCGACAAAGTCAAGCAATACTTGCAGGAACGCATCACTGCCAATTTTTGCATTGATGTCGGTTATATCATGAATTGAGTTCGCCACATGTTTATAGATTCGCCACGGAATCCCATGAATATTTGCGGCCTTAGCTATGGCCCACGCTTCCATATCCACTACATCTGCTTTGTCATTGACCCAATCATCTGAAGTGTCGTGTTGATTATCGCCGGTTGCACAAACTGATTTGTTTCTCCCATTCGTGATTGCCAAATCAGTGGATTTCGAGAATGGTGTTAGGCCACGATGGATTACATCATGGGGCAACATGTCTCGTTGAATCAAATCTGATACCTCGATCAATCCAGTCAGATTCTTGCCAACTACTGGCATGGCCGTACCATAGTTAAAAATATAATCCGGACTGTACCATTTCACTGCAGTGTATGTACTCAATGCTGCGTTGACTTTTCCAACTCCAGAGTACACCACATCAATTCCCATATCCGAGAATGTCTGTCTAACATCTTTACTCAACTCTTGTTCTAGCGATACTACTACTAAAATTTTCATT